TTAATCTTTTGAAAAAAAGATGACCTCCGATGGGATGCCAATCCGAAGATAATAACTTATTAAGGATTCATCCTGTTCGGGAAAACTACCTGACGATAATAGCTTAATGGCGAATAAATTAGCTTGACGCTCAAGCTTCCCAGGTGAAAAATAGGAATTTTCCTCTAAAAAGAACCGGTTTATTCCTTTATGCAGGCGATCATGGCCGAGTTCATGTGCACACACAAAACGCTGCCACTCTATAGGCAGTTCATTATGAATAACAATGAATCTTCTTCTAAGTTTGCGATAATACAAACCCTTCGTGCTTTCTCCCAGGTTTACGAATCGAATATGAATGCCCAGTGCCTCACAGAGCTCAAAAGGGTTGTTGGTTTTATATTTTTTGATCAACTTATTGATTATCTCATCCATATTCTTCACCCGCAGCATGTTAGTGTTTGTAATGTCGCCTAGCTATTAATCGGTGCCTGATTCGTGCTTGGGTTTAGTTCTTTTATTCATCTGCTTGGCTTCCCAGAAAAGGCCGGTCAGCACATCCTTGATCCGCTGCTTGTCTTCTTTATTTAAAGGAATTCCATCAAACATAAGTTCCCCGTCATCCTCCAGCATTTTGCGGAAATCCCGCTTATCCTTCTCTGTAGCCCACTCTGGAGCCTTGCCTTCGGTATTGCTCAACAAATCCTCGGCCAAGTATCCTGCATGCTCCATAAGCTCTTCATAGGATACTTCCGCTGCCTCAGCGATCTTACGTAAGGTGGCTGGCTTAGGCACCCCTCTTAATCCGTTCTCAATTCGTGAGATCTGCGCTCCGCTGATACCCGCAAGTGAAGCCAGTTGATTGATTGTCAGGCCTTTATGCTCCCGAAGCTGTTTCAGATATTCCCCGAAATCTCCTGCCATCGTTAACCACTCCTTATCACCTATTAACCTGTTGTTAATAATATAAGGCATAATTGCCAATAGGTAAACAAAAAACGATTAATAATGCCAAAAGGTAATATGTGATGTGATGGTAAGATAAAGCGTGATAAGAGGTGTTTTCTCCTCGTAAACGACCTTAAATGGGATTTTACGGAATTGGTGATAAGGTGGTATATTATTGAAAAAGGCGAACAGAATACGAACAAGAAGAATTTTACCACATTTCTCAGGAGACTTCTGCAATAATTACCTCAATTCAGACCCAAATGCAAAGGAGTGTATATAATAATGAATTTATCCTCACTGCCCGACTTGGACCGCCGCCGTACTCAGGTCGCTATAGAGAGCTTATTGGAGAAATACCGCATTTTTAAGACAGTTACTTTTGAAGCCAAAGAAGCGGGTATTACTTATTCTTATACGGAAAGATTTCACGGACCGACTAATAGTATTACCGATCAGACTGCAGCCATAGCCACTCATAACGTAGATGTTCCTGCTGCAAGAAGGGCCTACTGCGCTACTTTGGATTCTGTAGTGGACAGGCTTAATAAGCGGGAGCAGCAACTTGTCCAAGAACGATATATGCGCAGAGATGAAATATATGATTACACGGTATATAATCATGTGTTTGATCCGCCGGTCAGCAAAGATACGTACGTTAAGATACGCTCAAAGGCATTTTACAAGATGGCTCTGGCACTTACGGATCTTGGGTTGTTGTCGCTGGGTTCGCTAATGAAAAAGGGATCGCCTTTGAACAAAGAAGGGTCGGAGAGTAGAGGGGAGCCAGCTCCTGTTATGGAAGTGAATTTATGAATGGAAAGAAAGCATGAACATAGAGCGTAATACGAAGGCTGTATCGTCCGATTGGATGATGCAGTCTTTTTCTTTTTTTGCCGGGAAAGACTAAGTGCGGAATGTTCATTGAAAAGAGCGCCTCTTTTTCCAGCTTAAAACATCCCTAGTTCATCTATAAGCTCTCCCAAATCTCGACCTAATATCGGCTCTATGCGGAAATAAAGCGGGTATGATTATAACATGGCAAATGAAGCAGAAGGACACCGCAGGAGCATGAATGCTCTGCTGATATCGTGCCTGTTAAGAGGCAGCTCCTCTTTTTTGCGGTGAAAGCTTCTTCTGGCAGATGCCATAGATCAAGACGAGTATTGCCGCTGTAGAGGGTGATATTCGTTTTTTATTTCAACATAAACTGGAGGGATGTACACAATTATGTTAATGGATTTAATGATTCATAGCATCAAGGAACGGCCGCAGTTGCGGCTGTGGAGAGGAATGTAACCATGACTGTACAACAATTAAGGGAGAATATTATTGCTGCACTTGAAAAATCTTTTCCTGATGTACCTGTATATGTCGATGGGAATAAACCGCAGATCGCGTACTTCAGAGTGGAACTGATCTCGTCAACCTATGACCGGCAAAGGGAAGGCAAATATATGGCTGTGTATCGTTATGGGATCCGATATGAGCAGGGTGGTTTGCTGGATTCAGAAGGAATGGCTGACGGATTATGCGAAGCGCTTGCGATGAGAGAGAGAGAACAACCTTCTTTTCGTGTGATGCGACAGGCTTGGGAGGCTGGAACAGAAGGAAAAGGACCGCTTTTTACAGTGGACTATATGCTCTATCTTCATAAGGAATTACAGCCTGAACCTGGGGTTAAGATGATGGGGCATTTTACAGAAGGGGAACGATTAAAATGAGTGCAATTGACAATAATGCAAGTATTTTTGGCAAAAAGCAGATTAGGGAATCGGCATTATTCTCACCTAAAGAAAAAGATGTGCTGGACGTGGTGCTGCAGGAGAATCAAAGTTACACACTAAATGAAGCAAAGCAATTACTGGAGCTTTTTCTAACTAAGGAGGTTATCTAAATGGCTGGAGGAACATGGACAACACAAAACAAGGTGCGTCCGGGGGTATACGTGAATGTCGTGTCCAACGGAAGCGCAGTAGGTAAAATGGGGGAGCGCGGAATTACAGCTCTCGCTCTTTCCTTACCTTGGGGGAAAGCAGGAACGATTCTGAAGCTTACACCACAGGATGATTATAAAAAGCTGCTTGGTTATGATCTGACGGATACTGTACTGCTTCCGGTGCGGGAAGCGCTGAAACGTGCAGGCACTCTGCTGCTCTACCGCTTGAATGAAGGTGTAAAAGCAGCAGTGACCAATAACGGTCTGCAGGTGACAGCAAAATACGGCGGTGAACGCGGCAATAATCTTTCTGTGACTATTGAGAAAAATATTGATAACGACGCTTTGTTCGATGTAAGTACGTTGCTAGGCAGCACAAAATTGGATAAACAAACTATTGCTTCTGCACTGGAACTTACGTCCAATGAATATGTGGAGTTTAAGGAAAATGGTTCGGCTGGCTTGACACTGACTGCTGGCATGCCCCTTACGGGCGGTGCTAACGGTACGGTAACGAGTGCGGAGCACAGTGAATTTTTGACTCTGCTGGAGGTGCAGGATTTCCAGACGGTCGGCCTTTTGTCACAGGATAACTCACTTAAGGCACTGTATACCTCATTTGTGAAGCGTTTGCGTGATACAGAAGGCAAGAAGGTACAGGCGGTACTATCCGACTATGCAATGGCCGATCATGAAGGAATTATCAGCGTGGCGAACGGTGTAGTGCTCAGCGATGGCACAACCATTGATAAAACGAATGCAGTGGCATGGGTTGCGGGTGCAACTGCTGGAGCTGCAGTAAACGAATCGTTAACTTATCAGGCTTATGATGATGCCGTTGATGCGGATGTACGCTTCAATCATACCGAGACGGTATCGGCACTGACGAGTGGTGAAATGCTCTTTACGTATAATGGAGGCCGTGCTGTGGTGGAGCAGGATATCAACACCTTCACTGGATTTTCACCGGATAAAGGCAAGGTTTTTTCGAAAAATCGGGTATTGCGTGTACTGGACGGGGTTTCCGGTGATTTGAAAAGAATTTTTGAGAATTATTTCATTGGAAAGGTAGCGAATAATGTAGACGGCCGTGCGCTTTTCTGGTCCCAATGCGTTTCTTATATGAACGATCTGCAGAACCTCGGTGCTATTGATAATTTCAATTCACAGACTGACATTGTGGTAACAGCAGGAGTTGATAGTGACAGTGTCGTGCTGGATATTGCCGTGAAGCCGGTTGATTCCGTAGAAAAAGTATATATGAAAGTGAAGGTGGTCTAAGATGACATTCTTGAAAGCCAGCGATACCCTCTCCGGCCAGGAAGGCCGTGCTTTTGCAACTATCAATGGTCAAACGGAAGAAATGTTCTATGTGAAGACGCTGGAAGCGACTGTTGAGAAGCAGAAAGCGGAAGTGAAAACACTCGGGCGCCGGGGGGTTCAGCATAAAGCAACAGGGTGGTCCGGCAGCGGGTCGATGACAATTTTCTATATGACCAGCCGTTTCCGCCAACTGATGCTGGAATATATGAAAACGGGCGTAGATCAGTATTTTGACATTGTAGTCACGAATGAAGACCCTTCGTCTAGTGTTGGAGCACAACGAATGATGCTCAAATCTGTAAATTTGGACAGTGTCATTATGGCTTCACTTGATACCGAATCGGATGCTCTTGAAGAAGAAGTGAGCTTTACTTTTGAAGATGTGGAGCTTATGCAATCCTTTAATGCTCCGGCAGGTTCTGGCCTCTAAGAATATGTGCCTGAAGTAAATATAGACGTGAGCAAGAATGACCCGGACGTGTAGGGAGCGGCGGGTCTCTTCTCAGTCTGCTTAAAATAATCAAAATATCAGGAGGAAAACAATGAGCGAATTAAGTTTGTTTTTTGCACAAAATGCAGCATCTGACACGACAGAGGAATTTGTGGTCTCGCAGCGATTTAAAGATACAGAGGGCAAAGCCGCTGCTTGGAAGCTACGCAGTATGAACGAGGATGAGAATCAGGAATGCCGGAAAGCGGCTACACGGAAAATAAAAGGGAAAAATGGCACCTATTCAACAGAAATTGACCCCAATGATTATATGGCTAAGCTAATGACCTCGAGTGTAGTATATCCGGATCTGAAGAATTCTGAGCTGCAGCGGTCTTATGGGGTACTTGGAGCAGAAGCGCTGCTGCGAAAGATGCTACTTCCTGGTGAGTTTGCAGCGCTTGGTGAGCGTGTACAGGCACTGAATGGATTCGACACTGATATGAACGAATTGGTAGATGAAGTAAAAAACTGATCAACGAGGGTGATGGTGAGGCTAACCTGGCCTACTACGCCCTCCACGAACTGCACATATTGCCGCATGAGCTTATGAGGTTCTCTACACGTGAACGAGCAGCTATATACGCCATGATCTCGGTACGGGTGGACAAAGAGAAACGGGAGCAATCGCGTAACAAGGGTAAGAGAAGATAAAGGGGGTGAACGAATGGAGATAGATGTATCTAAAATGGTATTAGTGTCGCGTAAGTCGCTTGTGATCTGGAAAGCGATAAATAAGCAGTGTGTGCGTATGAATGCTAATCTGGATATTGTAAATCGCTCCATCAAAGCGGTTCAGAGTACGGTGAAGCGGTCAGCGGATGGAATGAATCGGTCTATGGACAGGCTTAATCAGTCTTTGCAAGTAATTAATGATACCTTGCTGGATGGATTTAAACGGATGCCCCCAAAGCTAAGTGTGTCCAGAGATCTTGTAATGGAGCAAAGCCAGCAGGCCTCGCAATCTCAGCAGTTAGCTGTTAGCGCTTTGAGCACTTCACCGTCAGATAAAAATGTACCACCTGAAGAAGAGAAGGCAAAAAAAGTAAATTGGTGGAAAGGGCTTAAGGAAAAGAAGAAGCCAGAGCCGAAAAATAAGGAAGTGACCGTTGAAGCCTCTCCCAAGCCCAAGATAAATCTTGTGAAAGGACCGCCACCTCCATCGCCGCCACCAGTCCCAGCAGACTCCAAAATAATGAAATTTCTCAAAACCGCCAATGTGGTAAACCCTTTTAATAGGGTCAAATCCTTTGGTGAGAAAGCGGTAAAATCTGCGGCAAAGCCAAGTGATATTGTGGACTGGAATACGCTCAATGATAATGTTGATACGGCTCTCGGTCAAATTGGAGCGAAAGCGTTGGGAGCACTGCGTCCGGTAATGGACACTCTTAATAAGGCACTGACCTCAGGCCAATTAATGCCGATTATTGATGCTATGGCTAACGGCTTTCTATTCATTGCTAATGTCATTTCTATGGTGGTTAATGGATTGTTGTGGCTGGTTGGGGTTGTTCAAGATAATTGGTCTTACATTAAACCGATTCTTGAAGCCATTGCTATTGTGTACTTAGCAGCGATGATTGTTCAAGTCTATATGCTCGCCGCTGCCTGGTTAGCAGCCAACTGGCCGATTCTGATTGTTATTGGGGTTATTGCGCTTTTAGTGCTGATTTTACAGCAGCTTGGTGTATCTGCATCTGATGTTGTAGGAGCAATTGCAGGTTCCTTTGGTGTGTTGGTGGCCATAGTGCAAAACATAGGAATATGGATGCGCAACATATTTTATCTGGTTGGAGATGCAATTGTAAATATTTTCAATACGGCCGTTAATAAAGTTAAAGAGTTCCTGTATGGTCTAGCGACCGGTGCGCTTGATGTACTCTATAACATGGCACTTGGGGCGGAGAATTTTGCCGGAGGGTTTATGAAGGTGATGGCTACTGCCATTAACTGGGTCCTTACACAGTTTAATTCTATGATAGATTCTTTAAGCAAAATTCCCTTCTTTGAAAAATTGGGTATCGGGAAAATTAAGATAGATATGCTAGATCCGGAAGTACCTCATGCTGCCAGTGATCTGATTGATAAATACCGCCAAGGAATTAAGACACTTGAACCCAAACCTGATGATAAACCCAAACGTAATACTGAGATGTGGGACTATGTAAATGTAGGTGACAGTTTCAAAAGTTATCAACAAGGTGGAGTTGATTTCACGAAAAATTTCTCCAATATGGGGAGATCTGCTACTGAGAAAGCCAAAGATTTAACTAATCCAATGAATGGAAATGGAAATCCTTCAAATCCCACAAGTATTCTTGCCAATCAAAATGGTAATCTAAACACCGTTAACCGGGTCAATCAAGTTGGCGCTATTAACGATACCGTAGACATCTCCAGCGATGATCTGAAAATGCTGCGCGAGCTGGCAGAGATTCAGGCAATCCAGAATTTCGTAGAGCTAACACCAACTGTTCAGGTAACAACCGGTAATATTAATAATGCTGGAGATATTGACTCCATTATTACGAAGATTGGGCAGAAGCTGAATGAGGAGTTTGTCTCAACGGCCCAGGGGGTGTATACGTAACGTGGAAGAGTATGGATTTTTTCTTAGCTACAACAACTATCAAGAGGCTATCAGACTGCCGGTCAATCCCGAAACGTTGGAGATTAAGGAGTCTGGTGACGGAAAAAGCTACTCCATCATTGACCTGGGTGAAATTAATACTATTGCCTATCCCAAGCTGACGGAAATCACTATAGAGAGTGTATTTCCGGCGCAGTATTATCCGTTTGTTGTGTACCGGAGAGATGAGGCGAGTAAGTTGCTGAAGCCTTATGAATATGTGGAGCTGATTAAAAAATGGATGGTGAGCCGCAGGCCAATACGATTTGTATTTACCGGGCTGAAGTCGCTGGATAACCGTGCCGCAGATCAGAGCAACATGGAACCAGATTGGCTCGCGCTGGCAAAAGCGAATGCGGGGAAGATTTTTACAGGTGAAATGGGAATTAATATGGCCACTAGCATCGAAGGCTTTACATGGAAGCTCAGCGCGGGAACTTCCGGGGATATTGAGTATACACTGGCACTTAAGAAGTATGTATTCTATCAGGCTGTCGCTGCAAAAGTTGTAAAGGGAGAAGTCAAGGCACAGCAGAAGCGTTCTAGTGATAAATCTGCACCAGCTACCTATACCATAAAAGCAGGGGATACTCTTGGGAAGATTGCCCAGAAGTTTCTCGGCGACAGCAGCAAATATAAGATACTCCAGAACCTTAATGGCATTTCCGATAGCGAGCTCAAGAAGCTTAAAGTCGGCAGAGTCATTAAGTTGTCATAGGAGGGGACGATGGTGGAGCTGCTTGTGAAAAACAAGGAAGGAAGGATTTGGGATATCTCTGGTATCGCAACGGATATTACCTGGAAGACATCGCGTTCCGGCAAGCCCTCTACTCTGGATCTGACTCTAGTTGACAGTGGTATTTACCAGCATCCGAAGTTTGGGATCAGCAACGGGGATATTATACAGTTCAGTAAAGATGGAATTAACGTATTTTATGGTTTTGTATTCAGTATAGATACGGGGATTGACCAAGAAATTAAGCTGACTGCGTATGATCAGATCCGTTATTTACTGGGGAACGGTAGCTATGTGCTCCAGAATGTTACCGTAAGCGAACTGATACAAAAGATTGCCAAGGACTACGGATTGCAGACAGGTGTGCTGGATGCCGCTAAGTACAAAATACCCTCCCTGATTGAAGATGATAAAAAACTGCTCGATATCATAATGGGGGCTATCGGCAGCGAACTTCAGTATAAGGGACAACTGATGGCTTTTTATGATGATTTTGGAAAGCTGACGCTGCGCAGTAGCGAGAATATGCTGCTGAATGTGATTTTAGGAGCAGGGCATTATCTATATGACTATTCATTGAAACGAAGCATTGATGAGGAGACGTACAACACAATCTTTCTGTACAAAGATAACGAGCAATCAGGCAAGAGAGACATCTATCCGGTATCGGATAAGGAAAATGTGGAACGCTGGGGCTTGTTGCATTTATACCAGAAGGCTGATGATAAGGCGAACGCAGCACAGATTCAGGAAAAAGCCAATAATTTGTTGAAAATGCATAACCGGGAGAAGCTGAGTCTCTCTGTCCAGGCAATCGGCGACATGCGGGTAAGGGCAGGCAACTTCATATATGTACTGCTGGACGAATTCGACACGCAGCTTTTTCTGGTGGATCAATGCAGCCATAAGATTTCCGGTGGGGAGCATACCATGTCCCTAGATATAAAGGTGGTGTAAAGGTTTATGTTGGATATTATCAAAAAAGCGAGCCTCGGAGCCGTATCCAATACGAATCCGGTGGCTTTTTCCTATGGAACGGTGACGGCTACAAAGCCTCTGCAGATTCAGGTGGATCAACGGTTTATTCTTTCCGGCCCTGCACTTGTCCTCCCAGAAACAGTTATGGAAAGCAGAATTGAATTGGACGGTAAAAGCTATCTGATCCGACGGGGCCTTGAATCCGGGGACCGTGTGCTGTTGATCCGCATGCAGGGAGGACAAAGCTATATTGTTCTGGATCGGCTGGTGAATTTATGATCCCAGCCCTTGGAAAGGCAGGACCTATAACGTCATTGTTGGAGAGCGAAGCCATTAGCCAGAGCTCAGAAATCCCAAGTCTTACTTATAGAATGGACTGGGAACGCAAACGGATATTAGGCACTATTGATACGCTGGAGGCCGTCAAGCAGGCAGCAGTCAAAGTTCTTCAAACCGAACGTTATGAGCATCTGATCTATAGTTCAGATTACGGAACTGAGTGGAACCTGGTGCTTGGCAGAGACCGCCTGCTCGCCAGATCGGAGCTAAGGCGGAGTGTAAGTGAAGCTTTGCTCGAGGATGAGCGAATTCGTAGTTTGGAGGATGTGGAGATTTCTTTTAACGGAGATAATGTTATCCTCAATTGCACTGTCGTCACGTATTACGGTAATTTCGAGCTGAGAAAGGAGTGGAGTGAGGGTGTATGAAGATCAGACCTATGAAGCATTGCTTGAACGAATGCTGGAGCGGATTCCGGCAGGGCTGGACAAGCGTGAAGGCAGCATCATCTATGATGCGCTGGCTCCGGCTGCGGCTGAGATGGCGCAGATGTATATTGAGCTGGATGTAAATAATAATTTAGTTTTTGCAGATACGGCTACTGGGGAGTACCTGGAACGCAGCATTGCCTGGTCGGGGATTACAAGGCGTGCAGCGAGTAAAGCTGAGCTTAAAGGAAGGTTCTATAACAGTGCTAATGGGCTGCTGGATATTCCGCTTGGCAGTCGTTTTTCACTTGATTTGCTGCATTATACAGCAGTAGAGAAGCTGGCTCCAGGAACCTACAGGATGGAAAGTGAAGCAGCAGGAGAAGAGGGAAACCGTTATTTCGGCTCTTTGCTGCCCCTTGATTACATCCCTGATCTGGCGCGTGGTGAGATTGCGGCACTGTTGATCCCCGGTGAAAATGCGGAGAGTGATGACTTGCTGCGTCAACGGTATTTCGACTCGGCGAGACGTCCGTCAACGAGCGGAAATAAATATCATTATATGGAATGGGCGATGCAGGTTGATGGGGTGGGAGGCAGCCGGGTATTCCCGCTGTGGAACGGTCCTAAGACGGTGAAGGTTGTCATCGTAGATTCGCAAAAGCAGCCTGCCTCCGAACTGCTTGTCTCTCAGGTGCAGCAATATATTGATCCGGTTTCGGGACAAGGTGAAGGACAAGCACCGGTAGGCGCGGTGGTGACCGTAGTCTCGGCAACAGGAAAAAACATTAGCGTAAGCGCCAAGGTTATACTTGCTCCCGGATATTCGCTGCAATCGGTTATTGATGCTTTTAAGGTGCTATTGGAAAAGTACCGTAAGGAGAAGGCTTTCACTGCTTCCTACATCAGCCAATCTGTGATTGGCTCGCTGCTGCTGGATACAGAGGGAACTGTGGACTATAGCGAATTGAAGCTGAACGGCGGAGTTGGAAATGTAATACTAACAGAAACTGAAGTGCCATTGTTCAGCAATGTTGAGCTGGAGGTGTAGCGATGGGTTACCCCGAGCAGATTGATGTATTCAAGGACAAGCTGAACAAAAAAGCAAACGGCGGCAGCTATGTTATTGAAGAGAAGCTCATTCTTACAGATGGAATTTATAGTGGCTTGCTTGCGCATGACAATATTAACAACCAGACCATAGCCGTGTATTCAGGGCCGCATTACAGCGGGATAGAGCTGAGAAATTTCTCAGTTTCCTTCCCGGATGACGCGCCCTGGCGGCGGACCATAAGAGTTTTTGCAGAGGTGCCCGAGGTGTATGTCACCTACGAGACGCCAGGGGATACCGTGGAGGCGGATGATATTAATGTTCTGCAATGGGGGCTTACTGCCGCTCAAAGTGAATTGGAACGCTATAAGAGTGAGGGACTCATAGACGGAGGGACATTTAGAAGAGAGGTGTAAAATGGGGCAAACGATTCAGCTTAAACGCGGCACGCTTGCAGAGCTTGGTGCTTACGGAGTTTTGCAGACAGGTGAGATGGGCTTCTGTACGGATACAAAGGAAGTCTATATTGGTGACGGTGCCTCCAATTTTATGGTCGGCCATGCGCTGTCAGGTCCAGAGGCTTCGCGTCCGGCGGCGGCATCTGTGGGGCGCTTTTATTATGTGACCAGCGGGTCCAATAACGGATACTTATACTTCGACGACGGTTCAACCTGGCACCGGACCAATTCACAGAAGCTAAGTGATCTGACGGGAACGGTGGATGACCTTGCCGATGGATCAACATATGCGAAGGTGCTGAAAGCGGATATTACTGCGGGACATATCAACAGAGTGTCTGACGGTACAAATGTCAAAACGGCAGCGGAAATAAAAGCCCATATTGACGATGCGGCGAAGCACCGTGTGATCAATGATACGGGAACAGCAATTACCGACCTATGGTCGGCACAGAAAATTAAGAATGAAATCGAGCTGGCCAAGCATAACATTGAGCCTCAGGCTTCAGTAAAGGACCAGAATCTCACCGTTCCTCCAGTAAGTCCAGCGGAAGGCGACCGCTATATCGTTCCCTTAGCAGCAGCAGGAGTATGGGCGGGTAAAAGCAATCAGATTGCGGAATACCAAGCTGCCACGTGGGTGTACTATGCGCCTGCTGTCGGCTGGACTGCTTATATAGACGATGAGCAGAAAATTTACAGTTGGAACGGCAGCGCTTGGGTGCGTACAGGGGGAGCATTGCAGACTATTACAGCAGGCAATGGTCTAACCGGTGGTGGTCAAGCCGATTCGGTGACGCTGAATATCGGTGCAGGCTTCGGGATTGGCGTTACCGCAGATGCGATTGCAGTGACTGCTGGTAAAGGGATCTTTGTAGATTCAGGCGGTGTAGCGGCCAATATCGACGGAAGCAGCATTGTCTACGACATCTCAAACGGCAACCGGCTAATGGTAGCGAGTATTGATGGCGGCACATTTTAGGGGGCGACGACTATGGCTCTAAAAACTTTAATTCAAATCCGCCGCGGCCTGGAAAGTGCGCTGGGCACGCTTGCTGTCGGCGAACTGGGCTATTGCACCGATACGGGCAAGCTATACATCGGGACGGGCAGTGTTAACAGATTGCTCGTAGCTTCACATAGCACCGGCGATATGCTAAAAAGCATTTACGATACAAACAACAACGGGAAGGTAGATTATGCTCAGGAAGCGGATACTGTACCCTGGTCCGGCGTGGATGGCAAGCCGGCGGTGTACCCACCTGCAGTCCATACGCATGAATATATGGCTAAAGGCCCGCTGAGCTGGAATCAGCTAAAAGGGGTGTGACTATGGCCTATGGTGAGAATATATATGGCACATTAAGTTATTCCTCCAGCCAGTCCAGCCAAGAAGCACCTGAGCTTGGTAAGCCGGACCTGATGGAATACCTTCCTGAGTATTACCAAGGTGTGCTTGAAATGGAACAGCTCCAGGAGAGCGATGCTGTGGAATGTGGACGGCTCGCCTATTCAATTGAGGATTCCGCATTGCAAACAAATGTAGAATCGGCAACCTGGGGACTCGCGCGTTGGGAGAATGTACTGGCTTTAACTACGGACAGTACGAAATCCTATGCTACCCGCAGAGAGATGATCAAGGCTAAGCTGCGCGGAAGCGGGACCACCACTGCAGAAATGATCCGGCGGACGGCATCCGCTTTTTCTGGAGGAGATGTTCGGGTTGTGGAGGTGCCGGGAGAATACAGTTTTGAAATCCGTTTTGTAGGCTCGCTGGGTATTCCGGCGAATATGGCGGGGCTGATTCAAATTATTGAAGAGATTAAGCCAGCGCATCTGGATTATAAGTTTGTGTACAGCTATACCTGGTGGGATTCATTAAAGGCGCTCACTTGGAGCAATGCGCACGAAAGAACCTGGAACGAATTAAGAGTATACGAATAGGAGTGTGAAACATGCAGACTACAGGTAACTTGGGCTTGAAAAAGCCGGACGGTACAGACATTGTAGATATCGGGGATTTGAACGGCAATATGGATATTTTGGATACTGCCGTAAAAAATGTGCAGGATCATGCAGCGGATGCTGTGAAGCATATTACAGCAACTGAACGCACTGCTTGGAACGCTAAAGCTTCCACAGCAACAGCAACTATTAGCACAGCGGGGCTGATGGCAGCAAGCGATAAATACAAGCTGGATGGCGTAGCGTCCGGGGCAAATAATTATTCGCATCCGAATCATACAGGGGACGTGACCAGTACAGGGGATGGCCTTACTGCCATTGCTCCGGGCGTTATTGTGAATGCTGACATCAATGCGGCTGCCGCGATTGACGCATCGAAGATTGGTACGGGGGTTGTGTCCAACGCGGAGTTTGGGTATTTGGATGGGGTGACGAGCGGAATACAAGGGCAGCTAAATGCCCGGCCACTATTGACAACAACTCCGCAGCAGACGACAGGGGATATTACCTTTTATGTGCGGACAGATGGTAATGATAATAATACGGGGCTGGCGAATACGTCGGGCGGGGCGTTTAAGACAATAGGTAAGGCAATTTGGGCATTACCGCAAATAATTAACCATCAAGTAATTATCAACGTTGCAGCGGGGACATATCCCGAAAAAGTTAATGTCGCTGGTTTCAGCGGATCGAATAACCTTACAATTCAGGGGGCTTCCGCAGCAACAACAACGCACATGGTTAATGGTTTCGATGTGTTTTACAATTCTATCAATGTTCGTATTATTGGGTTTACGGGAACAAGAACGGATGCGGCACCATTCAACGCCGTTGCAACGCAGGAGGTTTTCTTCTACCGGTGTCTTGTTACGGCAAACTCAGCTTCTTATGCATTCAATGCTGATGAAGGAGCGATGATGTATTTAGGACAGTGTATAATATCGAATAGAGGCGTAGCTGTATACGCTCAAGTAGAAGCGAAAATTTTCACTTCTGATTTATCAGGTTCAGCCAATACAGTAGGGTATAGAGCGTATTTCGGAGGGAAAATAACTGTAACTGGAACATTGGTTTCTTCGACATATGGCTACGAATCACAGCATGGTGGTCAAGTACTAACTTCGGCAGGAGTTATTAGTCCGTGGGGAGACAACACACATTCGTCCCGTCCAATAACATGGTCCACAATGTCTGTATCTGCTTATGCGCTTACTGCAAACACTTGGAATTTCATCAAATACGGGGGCGTGTCCACAAATAATTCAAATGGATATAATGGAACGGCGGGAATATTCACTTCTCCGCAGGATGGCTGGTATAAAGTACGTGCATCTGCCATGTTACTTAATGTTCCTGTAAACCAGCAAGTTCAAATAAGAATTTTGCTTAATGGTAGTATTGGCTATGTTGTTGACTTGGTTTACGCTACTACTTTAGCGCACCAAATCGTTAACGGTGAGACGTTACTCTATCTTCAACCAGGGCAAACGGTACAGGTTCAAATTTATGTTGATAGTGCTGTGTGGATTAGCACAGGGTCGGATACGACTCGGCTTGAAATTATCCGGGTAGCGTGACAGAGAGGAGGAATAAAAGATGAATATCTCATTAGCCATTATATTTTTATTTCCTAAAGCGGACCCAATTCTTGATTTTGAAGTGTGGGACAACGGAGACGGCCCATACATTGCCGTCTGGAACTTAGAAGTTCCCCAACCAACAGAAGCCGAACTGCAAGCAGCCTGGGAAGCCTACCTGGAAGCGGAGTCTAATAAGCTCACAGAACTAACCGAAGTTGAAAAGCTTCAAAAAGAGAATACGCTGCTTAAGGCGCAGAATGCTGCTCTTTCTGAACGAGCTGATTTTATTGAAGATATTATTGCTGAAATGGCCATGAAGATCTATTAGAATGGCCTCGCCGGGTTTACTGATGGATGTCAAGAGTGGAAGTGGGTGATTATATAATGGCTATGTTTTTTGCACAGCGCGTAATCTTGGGGAAAACTAAGTTCACAGAAGTTCCGGATACTTTAAAATCTGGTGTGAAAGAAATTTTGATTGATAGCGGTTTTGAACTTCTTACTGAAGAATAAATCAATTATGACGCCTATTGTGGCGTCTATAGATAGCCCTCGGATTCCCCCGGGGGCTATCTTTATGAAACCAGAAAGAAAGGAGTGAGGCAATGGACAACAACGACGTTGCAAACTTGGAGAAGCTCCTGCCTTTGGCTGATAAATATGGGCTGGCCTATATTGTGGCCTTGATTCTGCTTATGATTTTTCTTGTACTGTTGCGCTCGATTGTCAAAGGAAATCTGGTGCCGCGTGAATTGCTCGAGCGTGCTGAAGAAGACAGAGATCGTCTGCAGAATATTCTCGACAAAGAGCGTTCCGATTTTATGGCACCTACGCTTGAAGTGCTACAGAGGTTGAAAATTGATCACACTGCGGGCGGTGTGCATGAACTAAATGAAGAAGACGGGGGAGGATAACTTGTTATCTGGATGGATCAAACAACTATCGCCCCTGCACCGGGATAGAGAGAGGGAACTAGCTAAAGCTTCAGTCAGAGTAATGTTCTCCATTCTTCGATATAAGAATGTATCCAAAGAGATTCAGGAAGAGATCCAAAATAATGGATTTGCCGAATTTCTAATCTATGATCGAGGTGTCGACAATGGGCGTCATTGATATTTTGCTTTTATTTGCTTATTCCATATCTTTTGTTTGTGCGCTGCTGCTGATAGCTGCGCTTTTTTTGTATTTTCGCAGACGTCTTCGTGCGAAGGTGGTCAGTTTGTTCATGCTTTCAGCTTTTTTCTTTCTTGGTGCTTATACCGTGAAAATGGCTGTCGCCATTTGGATTCGGTTCGGAAGTGTGTCTGGGGCGGATTCGGTGTTGGCTTCACTCAAAACAGCAGCCTGGGCTATTGCACAAACCGGAACTACTGCAGGGCTGCTCATTTTAACCTTGCTTATGTTTACCAAGCGTCACGATCTATTTGTTGTTCTATCGGAGAACAAGAAAGGAGGAGCAAGCCATACTGAGTCTATCCCAAATCAAAAATAAATCCGCTCCCCGCCTAATCGGCCTGCATTCTGCAGTACTCACAGCAGCAACTGCGTTAATCGAACGCTGTTATTCATGCGGAGTCCCGATTCTGATTACTCAGGGGCTGCGGACAATTGCCGAGCAAGACGAGTTATATGCACAAGGACGCACCAAGCCGGGAGCAATTGTTACCAACGCCAAAGGCGGATATAGCTATCACAATTATGGGCTGGCTATTGATTTTGCATTACTGCTGCCGGATGGCTCAAGCGTGTCGTGGGACATGAAGCGGGATGGTGATAAGGACCAAATTGCTGATTGGCTGGAAGTGGTACAGCAAGCTAAACTGCTCGGCTTTGAATGGGGCGGGGACTGGACCAGCTTCAAGGATTATCCACATTTTCAGATGAGTTTTGGACTTTCGCTTGCGGGTCTGCGCTCCGGCGCAAAGCCCTCAGAGGAAGCATATAAGCTGGTGAATAAGAAGGAGGAGCAGGCTGTGAAGAGTGATGTGATTGCAGTTGTAAAAGTAAACGGAGTCAAAATTGCCGATGGCTTATTAGAGAATGGCGTAACCTATGTGCCGGTGCGGGCTGTCGCGGAAGCGCTTAGGGCTAAAGTGGGTTTTGATTCCACAACCCGAACCGTGGAGATAACCAGCAACCGCTAGAGCGTCCGCAGGATCTGTACTTCGAATACTGGGAACTGTTTTAGATAAATGCGAAACGGAAAGGAATGATTTCTATGATCAAGAACGATATTCTGGATAACGTAATGGCCTTTGCATCTGTACTGGCTGTGTTTACCCTTGCTCTCGTACAGCTAATCAAAAATAATATCAATCTTCCACGTAATACTATACCTTTCATTGGACTAGGAATTGGGTTGCTTATAGGAGCTGCCGCATATCCTTTTACCGATCTGGAACTTACACTCAGGTTATGGTCTGGAGGACTAGCGGGTTTATCCGCAACAGGGTTATTTGAATTGGCCTTCAACAATCGTCCCGGGATTACCAAAAAATAA